TTGATCCGATACTGGTAAAAAATTAAAATCTTCATCTCCAATAGTAGCTTCTTCATCCACTATGAAATATTCTCGCTCTTCTCCACCTACTTTAATTATTAAATATTTTTCTTCATCTATTTCAAATTTTATTAATTTTCTAGTTAGATATTTTCTTAATCTGTCTACTTGTTTCATATTTATTTTTGTTAAATTATTTTTTGTTGAGAGTGAGGAATCGAACCCCTTCCACGTGTCAAAACGCATGCACTTGCCAATCTGCCATCTCTCAATTCCTTTCAATCTTTAATCCTTGAATTCTTCAAATGATTCAAATCCATGTTCCTTACACAGTAATACTAAATAACCCATCAAATCAGCAACATCATTTTTTCTAAGTTCTTCAGAATTCATAATTCTAGATAATTTATCATCTAGTCGAACTCCAATTGTACCATAGTCTGAAAATATTCCCATTGGTTGAAGTGCTACGTTTCCATACTTTTCATTTTTATATTCCAATAAGCTTCCAAGTGAACTTAATATATCATCAAATTGACGCTTAGGACTAACAACAAATTCATCTGGTTCAAATGCTTCTGTAATCTCTTTTGGGATTGTTAATATGCCCTTAGAATCTACAGAGATTTCAATTATTGTGCTTCTACAACTATCTTCCACATAATCTTCAGCATCTTCTCTTGTATATAAAAAAGCTTTTTGCAAATCTTCAGTACTTCCAATTCCAGGGGATAACCAATATGCAGCATTACGCTCCCCAGATCTTTGCTCAATAAATGTAATGGCAACCAAATCAGTTTTTTGTTTTCCACATAAATCAATTACATTAGTACATGATACGTCTTTGTCTTCAGGGCAGGTTTTACATGAACATATATCTTCAGAACAACCCGTTAAATCTTGAAAAGTTCCTGGATGTAATGTTACTTCCATAATATCATCTCTCTTTTCCTCTTTATCTAAAACTGGAACCATCACTAATGCTTTATCCTCCATGCTTTCTACAATTTTCCTAGCTTCTTTTTTATCAAAATGAAATGCTTCTTTTTTATTTGTCATCCCAGTCCAACGTGCTTTAAAGTATCGCTCTTTTTTTTTATTTTCAGTGTTTTTAATAAGTACTTTCATAATTTTATTTTTGTTTAATTAATAATTTGCTTTAAATTTTCTCCTAATGTAATTTGACTCTTGTGAGCCTTCTCCTCGAAATGACTTCATAAACTTAATGAAGAGTTGCGCATTTGATATTGTATCTGGTAACGCTCTGTGAGCTCCTTTTAATGTGACATCAACCTCATTGCAACAAGTACTTAAATTAAAAGCTGGCATTTCAAACCATCTTAATCTTGCCCAGTAAAGTGTATCTATTTTCATAGATTCATCAATGTGTTTGTTGAAGTCTTCTTTATTATCACTAAACAGAACTTCCATAAATGGATTATCGAATTTAATAATATTATGTCCACATATAATTGGTTTTGAATTACCAACTTTATTTGAATCGAATACTTCTTTAATTTTAGTAAAAGCTTCATAAAACTCAACGCCTTCATCTTCCATCAATTTTCTAGAAATTCCAGTTACTTCTAAAGCTTGTGGATGATAACATTTATCAAAATACAATGATGTCATAGCACCAATATCTTCTCTTGCTTCAAATATACTAATGTCTGAATATTCAATAATATCTCCATGCTCTTCTAATAAAGTGTAAAATTCATCAAGATCTTCAATTAATGGTTCTAGGTTCTTTAATGTAATGTCATGCTCTTTATACTTTAATATGTTTAAACCAGTTTCCTCGTCTTTAACCTTAAGCATCTTATATAGTTGCTTTGCTTCTTTTGTGGTATCAGCTTCTCTCGTTGTTAAATTTAATCTTGGTTTTAATAAAATTGAGAATTCATCTACTATTTCTAATTTTTCCATGCAAACAGAAACTCCAGCGAATTCTGTAATACTATTATATTTAGATGATAAACCTCCCGTTTCAAGGTCATAGACTAATGTCTTTTTATAATTTGATTGCATATTTATTTTTGTTTAGTTGTTATGTTATGTTACTTTTTAAAATCGTGATGGTTCAAATATAGAGACTGAAACATAACTCCTTGATATTCAATTAATTCGAAATTTTTTATAATTTGATTGCATATTTATTTTTGTTTTAGTTGTTATGTTATTTTTTAAAATCGTGATGGTTCAAATATAGAGACTGAAACATAACTCCTTGATATTCAATTTTTTCGAAATTTTTTATAATTACTTAAAAAAATAATTTGGTAATCTCTTCTTATTAATATTATATATCTTCATATCAGATCTAGTACTGAATTCCCAAAGTTGGTGACAGTCCATGCATAAATGATTTATATTAATAAGTGAGTGTCTTAATTCTGGTGCAACTGATTTTGCAATGATATGAGAATACCTTGCTTTGTATAATATCTTTCCATTGTCATCTTTGAATTTAGTTGGAAGTGGTTTATCGCATTCTTCACATTTATGTTCAGTACAACTATTGAAGCACTCTTCATAAAAAATTTCATCTAGTATCTTATTTCCTAAACTTTTACTGCCCCCGCCGCCACCATAGGCAAGCTTAGCCTTTGGATTTCCACTTACAGCTCTGTGAATGCGTCTCACAACGTCTGTACTGGACTTTATATCTTTTTTAGTATGTTTATATGTCTTAGGTGATTTAAAGCTCTCTAATCGCTCCATATTGCATCTCTTGCAAACTTTATGAAAAGCATTGTCGAATTTTTCTATCTTATCTTTACATTTACTGCATTTTTTCATATCATTATCATTATTAGTTTAAGTCATTGTTCTTTTTCCTCATTATGCAAATATACTAAACTTACTCAAATAAAACAAAATTTAAAGCAAATTTTTTACTATTTTTTATAGTTTATAATTTCAGTCTCTATATTAGATAAAGAAAGAAGGATTTTAAAAAGAACAAAAAAAAAAACACTTATATTTTAAAGAGTATATATTAGCTATTTCATTAAGTAAAATATAAACTAAAAAAAAGGACAGCGAAAAGCCATCCTTAAATTTTATCTAATTTCAAAATGTGGAAGGTCGATATGTTTTTTCCAATCTCCGCCCCATCTTAATTCCTCTTCACATTTAAATTTGCCTTCGTCTTGCATTAATTTAAATTCTAATTTCATTAAGTCAGCTACGTGATGATACTTATCTTTACAATCCCAACACGCTTTGTGTTCATCGTATATAAAAATATCTACTGCATTACCACTTTGGTGATAACTTCTTACTCTGAACCCATCTACCCAAGTAACTCTTGGTCTCTGCCTATATAATTTACGTTGTTGTTCTTTAGTTCTTAGTCCACCATATCCTGGTATACCAAAATCATGTTCAGATTTAGCTAAAACTCTTTCTACTAATTCAATAATAGATTTTCTGATTCCGCTTATATTTTTCTTTGAACTTTTACTTAACTTAAATTTTCCCATCGTTTTTCTTTTGATTGTATTTTTCCAGGTCTTCCATCAGTCCTTTTGCCGACTTTGCTATTCCAGACCTTAGCGTAATTAAAAGTGCAGATACCATATCTACTCTTTTAATTTTTACTTTATTCTTAGCCATGTAAATATTACTGAGAATTGAGTATCCTTCTGACACCGTTAGAATTGAAATTACAATATCTACCGCAACTGTAAAATCATACCCTAAGCTTTTAGCCATTAGTGCCAATGTAACTGGTATCATCAAAAATATAAATTTCATAGATATTCCCCAAAGTAGGACCGTAAATTTAAAATCGCAACCTAGCCTAACAGACTTTATAGCTCCAATGACAGAATCTAGGCACATTAGTGCTGCCAATATACAAAATACTTCTACATCTAAACTTAAGTATGCAAATATTCCGTATATCATTAGTTTAACTTTTTCCATTTATTTTCATTTTATTGTTTTTTTTGTTAATAAAATAAAGCGATATATTTCAATCGCTCTATCTTTCGTTTTTTTATGCTCTTCTTATTGTTAAGGTGATTGTCGCTCCCTTGGATGATGTCGGCACCTGCGTTATGTCAAATGAAATTTGAGAATTATAAGGCAGTTCACTATCACTTGCAACATAAGGTATAGATGCAGTTGTGCTAGATTTTTCTCCAGTATCTGTTGTTAATTTTGTACTTAAAATTGAAGTTCCATCTTTAAGTATATCTACAGTCATACCGTTTCCTGAACCAGCTTCCACTAAATTTAAAACAGCACCCACTATTGTTGCTTGAAATGGTGGATAATAAACTCCTTTTAATGACCCTATGACAATATCTGTAGTTAAATCAGATAGTGATATTTGAGGATACTCAAGTATGTCCTTAACCATCGCTACCGTATGATGTCCAGGTGAAAGAGCTGGAAAATGTATACGTGCATTTCCCACTGTCGTTGGATCTTCCACATCAATTGTTATCCTCTTATCTCCATCTACAATTCTAATAAGTTTTAAAGACCCTTCACTCACTGTTACGGTTGAAGAACTGGTATTGGTTCCACTATAAAAAGAATTACTGTATCTATCTACATAACTACCAGAATAATTTCCAAGATCATCAGACATCTGAAAGTCCATATATGAATCTTCATCATCTATGACCCAATCCCAATATGAATTACCATCATTACTCTCGGCTCTTCCATCGTTGTTTAAAACAGCTTCTAGTCCACCACTTCCTAAATAATTAGCATCTCCATAAGCTTTCGTTATTAGTTGCTCTCCAGTTGTATCTGCATCTATTACAGCATTGGTTGTTGAAGGAGCTAAAAGTCTTCCATCTCTATATCCAACAAATAAATTACTTCTAGTTATTGCTTCCCACGCAACACCACTTCCTGTCGTATGTGTTCCATTACCTACGATAATCATAGGCGCGTCTGTATCTGTCCCACTATTTGATGATGTTATGTCAACATTCGCTGCTCCAAGAACTGTGGCACTAACGCCCTGTCCATTAATTAAAGCTACTCCAGATGTCATTCCAGCTATTCCACTTACGCTATTTCCTTGACCTAAGGTAAAGTTGTAACCTATATTGGTTAATTCTCTATTAAAGCTACCAAACATGGCACTTGAATAACCGTTACTTTGATTATCATAACCGACTACATTTACATAAGTTCCAGTTGCTTTATTTAAGTATCCAGTTCCTATAAAAGAACCATATCCACTTGCTTCTCCATCTTCACTAAAATTTACAGATTGCTCACCAGTTGCTCCAATAGTTGAAGAAGCTCCATAACTTTTACTAAAATCGAATGCTCCCAAACCTATGTTTCCAAATAATGCTGGATTTCTTCCAACGGGTCTGTAGCCTATCCCATTGCCTTCATCTATAGCTTCTAGTCCTGTTCCTGAAGCTACGTCGTCGCTTATAGTTTTACCAAAATCTATATTTAGTAATAGTCCTTCCTTAACACCCGTTCCGACAAATTGCTCGTATTGACCCGTAGTATAAGTTGGACTTATTAAAATTTCCCCAGCTACTTCTGGACTTAAAAAATAACTAAATCCTTCGACGTATGACATTGCAGTATAAATACCACCAAATTGATAAATAAAATTATCATCATCAATTACTAATTGAACCAATCCTAGTGCTCCAGCATTTGCTTCTAAATCTGCAAAAGCTAATTCATAAGTGCTAGTTGTTCCATTTATTCTTATAGCGTCACCTACATTGAATCCGTGAGCTTGTTCATTAATTTCTATTGTAAATGGTGTTACATTTACTTCATCAAATGGTGTTGCTTGAACTCCACTTGAGTTTGTAATATCATTGTAAAATAATATGCTTCCTGTGTATATCGTTTTAGAAACGGCTCCATCAATAGTTGACAACCATTCTACATCGTAATACCATTTTCCTTCTACAGATTCCACTAAGGTTTCTCCAGAATAAAAATCACTCGTTTCAGCACTTGTCATTGTCAGATATCTTCCACCCACAATTGTGAATTCTCGATAAGTGTTATCGTTTGGGTTTTTTTTCATCCAAGCAGTAACCGTTCCTGTGAACGTTGTGCCTAGGTCAATCGATAAAGGATCACCCCTTAATGCCTTTATCGGTTTTATTTCTCTAATCTTACTTACTTTAGACATGTTATTTGTGTTTTTTAATTAGTCCTAAGAGCTTTTTATATCTCCACAATATATTTATATAAGTAGACTCATTAAAGTCTCTTAAAACGCTTGTATGTGATTTTAAAAAAAAGCACAGTTTTTTAGACCGTGCTTTCATTTACTATTTATTATACTGCAGTATTTATTCCTACTGACAACATACCTAAATTTCCTTCTCTAATTACAGCAATATCTGGCGTAGCCAAAGTTACTGTGTAGAAGTTAGAATTTTGAGCTCCTACATAAGCTCTTTCAACTGAAGATAACTTCAATCCTTGGTCCATTCCGAACAATTCGTAAAGACCTGTTGACCTATCAACCGCTATTGCAATAACTCTAGATCCAGCTAATTCTTCAAGAATTTTTCTAGCTGTTGAAGATTTATTGTAAATAGTTAAAGCAACGGTATGTAGAAACCATGAGTCTCCGTCTTCTTTTACTTCTGATGTTACATTTGGTACTACTGAGTAATCAGTACCCTCAAACGTATATTGAACAGTACCTATTTTTAATTCTATATTTGTTAATCCGAATTCGTTATTGTTAGAATTGTCAGCCTCTATGTTTGCAACTAAATTGGTTGCAGCAAAATCAAAATCATCGTAATTTACGAGAATCAAATCTTTATCTGAACCAACTGCTGCATTTATAGTTGCGCAATCCTTTTCAATACCACCGGTTAACAGTTCATTGCATTCTGCCATGATGTTTTGGTTTTTTGTTTATTAGTAAAATCTCCCCAACTTAATGAGGAGATTCTTTTGTTTATTAAACTGATACTTTAGATTATACTAAAGCTTCAGGAGTATAGATACAAACTTCTTCTGGACGAACCACGAAGATGTCTAAAGCTAATGTCAATAACATTCCCCAGTTACGGTTGAAGTTGTTTAAACGTTGAACTTCAACATTGTTGAAATCAGCACTCATAGAAGTTCCCATCCCC